GCTACTGGTGCAAATTCAGGAACTTGGGGAACTATTACGAACAACAACTTTTCACAATCATTAGAATTTGCCATAGCAGGTGTAGTAAATGTTGCATGTGGTGATTCCGCTGTAACAACACTTACTAATGCTGATGGTCCACAATCACAGGCAAATAACCAAGCAAGAAACGCTCATATTAGACTTACAGGCGCTCATGGTGCAGTAAGAATAGCTCAGTTTCCTGCTACTCAAAAAGTATATTTAATTACAAACGCTACAACTGATTCAGGATCTTCTGGTCCTTATGCAATGACTTGTAGACTAGGTGCTTCAGGTAATACAATTTCAATAGCTAATGGTACAACTAGACTTGTTTCAACAGATGGAACAAACTGGTATGATGTTTTTTCTTTAGCTGGTTCTATTGATTTACAAGGTCAAGAATTAATTTTAGATGCAGATGCAGACACAAGTTTAACAGCAGACACAGATGATCAAATAGATGTAAAATTAGCAAATATAGATGTTGCTAATTTAACTACTCAAAACTCTGGTGATTTAGTTATAACTACAGCAGTTCAAGATAAAGATTTTGTTATCAAAGGAGATGATGGCGGATCAGGAATTACAGCATTCACAATAGACATGTCTGATGCTGGAGCCGCAGCATTTCTTTCAACTGTAACTGCTACTCAAGGTATTTTCACAGCAGGGGCACAAGTTAAAAATGGTGCTACAAGCGCAGGTTTTATAGAGTTTTTTGAAGACTCTGATAATGGCACAAACAAGGCTACTTTAATAGGTCCTGCTGCAACAGCTGATGTAACAATCACAATGCCAGCACAAACAGGAACAATGGTTGTTTCAAACACAACAGCTGGTAATGATGTTCAATTAGATTCTTTAGGTATTGCGACAGCAGCTTCAGGAACAGCGGGAGAGATTAGAGCAACAAATGACATTACTGCTTTTTATTCTTCTGATGTTTCACTTAAAGAAAACATTATTAATATTCCTTCACCAATGGATTTAGTTTCAAAATTAAATGGTGTTTTATTTGATTGGAAAAAAGATTACATAGATCAAAGAGGCGGAGAAGATGGTTATTTTGTTCGCAAAAAAGATGTTGGAGTTCTTGCACAAGATGTAGAAAAAGTCTTACCTGAAATAGTAGGAACAAGAGATGATGGAATTAAAGCTGTTAAATATGATCGTTTAACTTCTTTATTAATTGAATGTGTAAAAGACTTGCAAGGACAAATAGATAAACTAAAAAGGAGTTAATAATGCCTACTCCCAGTGCACCTAATGCAATATCACTATCAGACGTAAACGACGAACTAGGTAATTCATCAACTGCTCAAATTAATATGAGTGCTGCAGCAGTTAGAAGTTTAGCAGGAATCGGTTCTGCACCCGCAGTAATAACAATGGACGATCTTAGAGGCGTATCTGCCGAATATGACGTAGATTATTTATCAGTTGCAGGTGGTGGATCTGGTGGAACAGTTGAAGGATATACAAAATGGTACGTCAGGTGGTTCTGGAGCAGGTGGCATGCTTACAGGAACATTTACAGGAATTACCAGTGGAGGAACTCTTACAGTCACCGTTGGTGGCGGAGGAGCTGCAAGATCTGGTGGACAACAAGATGGATTCGCTGGATCAAATTCTGGAATAGCTTCACCTTTAATAACAAACGTTACTTCCGTTGGTGGCGGATATGGAGGTGGCGGTGGAAGTGATGACCCTGGTGGTGTTGGTGGATCTGGTGGAGCAGCTTCAAGCTATCCTGGAACAGGAAATGCTGGTGCTGCTGGTACATCTGGTCAAGGCAATGCTGGTGGACAATCAAATACAGATAACAACCGTGGCTCTGGTGGCGGAGGCGGAAAAGGCGCTGTTGGAGGAAACTCAACAGGTCACGCTCACCCAGGCGATGGCGGTGCTGGAGGATCAACAAGTATACAAGGCTCTCCTGCTACTTTTGCAGGTGGAGGCGGCGGTGGAGGCTCTAGTAGTGACGATGGCGGTGCTGGTGGTTCTGGCGGTGGCGGTAATGGTGGAAAAACTAATACTGGACAATCAGGAACTGCAAACACAGGCGGCGGTGGCGGNGGTGCTGGAAACAATGCTGGTGACACATCAGGTGCTGGTGGTTCTGGCGTTGTAATTTTAAGTGTGCCTACAGATAATTATTCAGGAACAACAACAGGTTCTCCAACAGTAACAACAAGTGGAACTAATACCATTATTAAATTTACTGGTTCAGGAACCTTAACAACTTAGGATTATGTATGGCTCATTTTGCACAATTAGACGATAACAATATTGTAACAGGAGTTTTCGTTGTTAATAACGATGTTATTACTGATGAAAACGGCGATGAACAAGAATCTCTTGGTCAAACTTTTTTTCAAAACCATCATGGCGATACTAAAACATATAAAAAATGTTCGTATAACACAATGAGAAATAAGTATTGGGATGATATGGCTAATGAAGTTGAGGGAGATCAAAGTAAAAAATTAAGAGGTAATTATCCGAATATTGGATACACATATGATCCAACGGCAGATGTTTTTTATGAACCTAAACCTTTTCCTTCTTGGGTTTTAGACACAACAACTTATACGTGGAAAGCCCCTACTGCTCAACCAGCAGGTACTCCTAGCGATACTTTTGATTGGGTTTGGGATGAATCATCAACCAGTTGGATAAAACACCCTCCTGAATAAATTAAAACCAATTAAAATTAATCACTCCTCTTACTTGTGAATCTGTATGCGTAGATCCTGCGTGTAAAACTTTTGTTGGAAAAATAACTATCCTGTTTTCTACACAATCAACTTTCTTGTTATTTTCAAAAACAGACGGACCATTCGTTGTATTTAAAAAATATATAGCTGTCTTCATTTGATTTAAACTTAAATCATCATCATAATCTTGATGTAGACCGTAAGGTTTTATTTCAGTTTCTTTCATAGTTAAATTTGCTTTAACTCTTTTTATAGCGTTTGGTTGTAAAATTTTAAAAAAAGGAAGTAAGTTATTATAATAAGCACTGTTTGGAATAAAGTCATAATAAAACATATGAGTAAATTGCGTAACACCATCATCTATAACTTTGTTATAATTTAAAAACCATGGGAATTCACTTTTGTTTAGTAATATGTCTTGCAAATTTTTAAATATTTTTTTGTCTAAAAAATTATCTATTACTCTTATTTCGTCGTGTTTCATTACTTCAATATCAAACATTAAAATACCCACGATATATAAGTGTAACGAGTTCCTTTGGTAACAGGTTCTACTTTATGAGGAAACATAAAAGAAGAAGGAAAAATTAATACTTGCCCTGCTTTTATTTTATATTCTTTTTTATCAAACATAATAAATTCTCCACCTTCATAATTATTATTTAAAGAGCCTACGATACTAAGAAAAGGAACACCTTTTCTTTTACCATCAAAAATAGAATGAATATGATCGCAATGAAGAGCCATTTTTTTATTTTTTTTATATCTGTTAAATCTTATACCAGTATATGCGTGCCACTGACTAAACCACGGTGTATCTATTTCTTTTAAATATCTTCGCAAAGAAAACCATATGTTTTTCATAATTGTCTCTTTTTCTTCCGCTAAAGATTGTCCATAAGATAAAACAGACAATTCATCTTTACCTGATCTTGTATGTGTTTCTTTTAATGATGGATGATAAAAAGTATGCTGCTGCCAATCTTTACTTTTGTTAATTTTTTTTATACAACTTTTACAAATACTTTCATCCACAACGTCATATGTTCTTACAAATTGATGTAAAAATTTATTGTTATAATTTATCATAGTATTAATTCTGTAAGACTTTTTGTATCACCTAGCGTTCCTTTTATATATGTATTAAAAGCCAAACTTATTCTTTCATTATTATCTTTTTTTGTTTTTACACTATGAGGAGTAGTAGAAGGAAAGAGTATTAACATTCCTGTTTTTATTTTATAGTTCCACTGAGCAGAATTAAAAAGACCGTAGGTATGAGGATTCATTAATATATTTTCTAATGGTTGTCTTCTTTCCAATACAATACTATCAAACTCTGGATCAGCTTTTATGTAAATAACTCCTGACACAAAAGAATTTTGATGTGAATGTAAATGATGAAACTCGTTGTTTTTTGTATAGTTAAGCCATGATTGAGTAATATAAAGTTTTAAATCTTTTTTCTTTGGCATATAAACTTTTTGAAAATATTCATTAATATGTCTTGTCAAAGTGCTTTTTAATTGTTGAAAAGATTTTGTGTTTAAAACATAAGTATTATTACTTGTAATATTTCCAACGTTTCCATAACAATTTTTTTTATGATTATTAACAGCTGTTAACTCTGCTTTAGTAAATTTTTTTACATCAAACGAATAATAAACAGGTACAGGAAAAATACCATCTATGGCGTAATCAAAAGTTTTCATTAGTAAATTGTATTACCTGTTGTAAAAGGAGTTGAATAACTTCTTTGTAAACCCGTTGTAGGAGTAGATATTTCATCAAAAAAAACAATTAATGTTAACCTGTCCTGATCAACATTTGTATTAAACTTACCTGCTCCGTGCCATAGATAACCATCAAATCCAATACACCTATTAAATAAATTTTTAAAACTAGCAGTCTCAGTAAAAAGAGAATTGTTTAATTTGTGAACTTTATTAAAAAATTTTTTTTCTTTTTCTGTTATTTCAACATTATCTCTAATCTTTTTATAATATAATTTTTTTGCTCCTGCATAATCATTTGGAATTGTTTTAGAACCATCTTTTTGTTCGTAAAAAGAAGTGCCTGAATTTAAATCAGCCAAGGGTGAAAGATAAATAATAAAGGTGTGAGTAATAGGGTAGTCAGTGTGAACCCACCCTTCTGTATACTTAGTATTAACAATTTGAAAGTGAGCGCTTGCTTTATAATAAAGATGTTTCATATCTTCTTCACTATGATGAGCTCTTAAATATTTTATACAAATATGAGAAAAAAAATCAGGATTAATTTTATGCAATGCTGGAGATCTGTATCCAGGCCATCTTCCCTCACCATCAGCTTCATAAGATAAAGTATTTGCATAATTAACTATTGAAGTAGGATTTGGAAAAAAATTATCTATACAAGTTAGGGGATATTTAACCATTTGGATCTTCTCCAGGGTTAACAAAATAAGTTAAATCACCTATTTTTTCGTTAGATAAAATTGCATCTTGTAATTTAAGATAAATCTTATGAGTAGTTTTATTTACAACTTCAGCAGGTTGCTCAAAGTTTAAACTGTGTTTAATGTATTTTTGTGTTCTTTTCTTAGTAAAAAGAATTATAGATCCAGGAGTTAAATTAACAGAAAATTTTGGCTGAATAGTTATTGCTCTAACATCATTTCCGTAAAAAACTTTAACACCTTCGTAATTAGATTTTTTATATTTTAAGTCTTTTAGATAGTTTACTTCTTCCATTATTATAATTGCATTCTTCNATTATTAGAATACAAAAANAACTTAAATTAACCTGCAACAGATACTCTTTCTCCTTTTGTTTTATAAGGAATTACAGCGTGCATTAAATTGTGTGGAAACAAATATAACTCTCCTACCTCGGGTAAAAAACTATGTCCGTTATTAACCCAAAAATTAGGTTCACCATAATAAAAATCAAGGGCTCCTGGCCCTGCTGAACTTCCTTGATATTTACTTCTTTCTTTCTCAAGTTTAGGAACTTTTACAAATAAAACAAAAGACATGTGACAATTAGTGTGAACATGACTAGGATTAAATTCATTTTCTTGCATAAAATTAATCCATAAATTATCCAATTTAACATTTTGTAAAGCACCAAGAGGATAACTTGTTCCTGCACGTCGAGGAGACCAGTTCTTCATAAAATGATGTAAATATCCGTGAGCTATTTTAACAATATGCGGTTCAAATGATGCTGCAATATCATCAGAAAAATAATATTCTTTTTCTATGACTCCCGCTAAATCTTTTCTTGCATCATTATTTTTTTGTTTTCTCCCTGCCTTTAACAACTTGTTAGTAATTTGTTTACTAACCTTAGTTCTAAACAACAAAGGTCCCCAATAAAAATAATTAAAACTTATCTCTTCCATTCTTTTTCCTGTCTCTTTCATAGCATATTTTCTCTGTCAAGAAAACAATTTTAAAAGATTGCTTGATATATTCTGTACACATGTTTAAATTAGATCTCACCCAAAATTAAAAAATCAGGAGAAATTATGGAAAATCAAGAAGTATTGAAGGCTATAGCTACCCTTGTAGATAAGGTGAGCAAATATCATGAACGTTTATTACAATTAGAAAGAGAGAAAGAAAGATTAAGTGATGCCTTTGCAAGACATCTTCAAGGATGTGCTTGTCATAATACTTCAGATGAAGAAGTAATATTAACAGGCTTAGATTCTGATATAGAGTGCGAAGCTTGTAGTGCTTAATTATTCAGGTGTTTCGCCTAGCATATCTGCTAATGATGGAGCAAATACTTTTACATCTCTCCTAATTTTTTCTGCTGTTGTAGAAGTTCCTGGATTATCAACATCAGCTTGAGCTGCATCTTCTGATTCATATTCAGCACCTGTATCAGCGTGAGTAATCGTTGTTTCAGTTTTTACTTTATAGTGAGGAATTCTTCTTCCATCACTTGTTGTAATGTGTCCTAGTAATTCAGCGGGTTCAACTATCGGCATCTTTGTCTCTCCAATTTATGTTAAAACTAATAATAACTCTATCTTCATCAGAATTATTTGTTTGTACTTCATGTTGTAACCATGAAGGAAAAAAAATCAAGGAATTTTCAACAGGTTCCCATTGTACGCTATGAGCCAGGTGTATAGAAGCTTTATCTGTTTTTGGGGGTGATAGTACCTCTGACTGTGGTTTAGGCTCTAGAAACACAATACTGCCACTTTTTTTAGGTGCCTTTAAATAAAATACACCAGATAGATAGTTATAAGGATGAGTATGAACATTATTTCTAGATCTTGGTGGATTAATCATGCCCCACATTCCAGTCACTTCAGGAACATAATTATCTTTGACATCCATGTGATTAAAACAATCTTTAGAATATTTAAGAATATCATTAACTAAAGGCTTAAACTTTTTTATTTTATTATATTTCTATCATTACTATGCCATCCACCAATGTTTGTATCGAGGCATTCCTTTTTGTATCCTTTTCTCGTAATTGATAAATAGCATCAACAAGATTTTCATGACCTTCAAGTGGAAGAGAAAATACAGGGGTAATAAATAAAGAATGAAGATTAATCAGAGTTTGTCCTTTTCGTAATCTCCAAATAACTTGCAGTAACATGTACTTGGTTAGCTGCATTAGCTTGAACTTTCATAACATCACTTTCTTGTAAAACTAATGGTTGTTCTAATAATTCTGTTGTTGTTTTTGTAGCAACACTTTTTTCTTTAAATACTTCAAACGTCGCTGATGATCTCAAAACTTCTATATCAAGAAGAGTGGTATTAGCTGAGTCATTACAAACTAAAATAGATTTAATAACTGCTGTTGTGGGTGCAACGGGAGGTGATGCACCAGGATCCGCTGCTGGTACAGTAATTAAAGTTGTTAAGTCTGTCGTAGTAACATCCAACATTGCGCTTTTAAATACATTAGCCAAAGAAAAAAGCCTCCTGCTCGGATTCTTCTTTTAATTCGTTTTGGTAGTTTGTATTAAGAAGTAAAATAATTTGATCCAACATAGCAATCATTTGATTAAATTGACTAGCACTATATTCTGGTGTTGCGTTAGGTAATCTTGTTATTGTTATTTTAGCCATACTATCTTTTAGAATAAATTAGGCTTAAAGTCATTCTAAATTTAGGCCCTTTTATGGATTGTGGTCTAATTGTGTGTGGAATAGAGCCATCAAACAGTAATATTCTACCTGGTATAAAAGATGAAGCAAAATCAATTTTTTGTAAATTTAAGGGGTCATAAAATAATGTTTCACCATACCATCCATCTTTCCAATCCAAGTTCACATAATATAATGCTATCTGTTTATCCCAATGTGCGTGAATATAATGCACGTCCTCAGACTTTACTAAGTTAATTATAATATTCTCAAGGTGTTTATTTTGAAACCAAAGTGTTTCTTCTATACAATCTTCAATACACGGAAGTATATTTTCCTTTGATAAATCTTTTATAGACCATTGTGAAAATAAATTGGGTTCACTTTTTTTTTGAACTGCATCTTCCCATCCTAATTTGTAAAAAGAATTATGTGCTGAGTTATATATTTCCTGTCTTGTTTTAAAGGATACTTTGTTGTCAAATATTTTTATTTTTTTATCTTCTTCCATCAGGTCTAAGTTGAAGCTTAGTTGAGCCAAGTCTCCAAGCTGTATCACCTATAGTATTTGACTCCCATTTTATCTTCACTGCTCTTCCTCTCCCTCTTACATTAATTTTCTGCGTTGTGCTAGAAATAGTTCCTGAAGTAGAGACACTATTTGTAGATTGAGGATATTGGTTTAATGTTAAAGTAGCCGTTAAGGTATTTGATAGATTATCAAAGTCAGGAACTAATTTACTAACTGACATTAAATTATCCCCATCTGCTATTTCTACTGAACCTGTAGTTAAAAAAGCTGAAATCGCTGCACCATTAGCTTGATTATTACCTGTCTCATGTTCATAAACATAAGAAGCTCCTGCGGTCAAACCTAATATAGTAGATACATTTGCTGTTACACTTGTGCTATATTCTGTTGCGATTGGTTGTTCATATACATAAGCACCGAGCCAAGTCGTTCTGGCTAAACTTATTGTGTACCAAGTATTTTCTAAATAATTGTAAACAACACCTCTATCTATTTGTGTTGCATCAGATGATGGGTAGTACCAAATAATTTCATTAAAGGCTGAATTTAATCCAACAGCAATATCGTTTTTATTTGTATAGCTCAAACTATCAAATACAAAATCTTGCACCGAGCAAGGCATTTTTTTAACAACACCATCATACAAATAAAAAGAATCATCTGACATCCAATATGCTTTTCCATTTACCTCTACTGCTGCGTGTTGTGCTATTAAGCCACAGTTAGNACCAAGTTGTCNCATACCAAAAGTAAAAGGTGTTCCAACAAATTGAATACCGTGCATAGAAGTATCGGTCCAAACAAGTATTTGACCTGAAGATTTAACAGCGCCCATTATTCTAGAACCGTCAGATATACGAAGTGAACCTGCTTCATTAGTAGCTACAGGAGTATAATCAGTAGCATCTTCTCTATCAGAAAAACGAAAAAATAAATCATCTTGAGTAGAAGTGTTACCAATTGTTGTTTCTGTTCCAAAGATTAATAAGTGTCTGGTATCTGTAGAAACCAAACTAAATCTAGAAGCTGTCGGAGCATTAGATAAAGCTGTTGCTCTACTGCTTACTCCCCCTGATGTATCCCAAACAAAAGTACCACCATTTAAAACAGTAGCAATTAAATCTTCTCCAAAGTTATCTAAGGACCATTGACGTGCTGACAATACAACATCTGAACTAGACCTAGCAGTGCCCCAAGTACTTAATCCCCAAGTCAATGTACCCCAACCATATCCAAAAGTAGAAGTAGCAGGTCCTGTAGTTATTTGATATTTAGCATTTCCTGCCCCACCTCCTCCGGATGTTGAGCCAGAGGCTGTACTAGTATGAGTAACTTTATATGTGTTGGCATCTACATAAGTTGTAACTTCAAACTCGTTGTTCATATCTAAACCATCAATCGTAGAAAAAGAATCAAAGGTTACAAAGTCTCCTTCAGCAGCTCCATGATCTGCATCTGTAACAGTTACTGTAGTAGTGCCATTTGTTGTAAAAGGATTGGTTAAAGAAGCTGTTTCTCTAATAGGGGTAATATCAGTAAAGCCACCACCTACATAAATATATAGTTTTCTATCTGTTCCTAAAGCTAGATATCTGGTTCCATCTAAACCAATCCAAGAATATGAATCACGGACCACGCCCACAATAGTTTTATTAGGACTGGGTAAGTATGCCCAACCACTCCATCTCTCAGGTTTTCCGTAGTGAAAACGCACAAAATCAGAGTCAACATATTTACGTTGGTCTCCTGCTGAATAAGCAGTATCTTGTTTATCTATACCTGGTTGGAACTTTAAATCAGTTAATTTCATGTTGGAGTATACTAAATTATTTATTGTTTTGTGGCAAGAATTGAGTGGCTACATTACCTTTGAAAGGGTAATTACCAAAATGAGTCATACCACTAAGAATATCAGCATATATTTTACCACCTATTTTCTGCCATAAACGACAAAAAGAATAATCTTCAGATAAATATCTTTTAGTTTCTGGTTCCACCATAGTATCAAAAAATGCATAGTTCCAATCAGATGTATCATGATAATCAAATTCTGTATCATGTGGTTGATTTAAATGTTGGTCAGATTTAAATTTTAAATCAGGATAGGCCTTAGCCATTTTCTCAAACACTTGTCTTTTTATTAACATAAAACCTGTTGCACCGTCTAACACTTCAATAAATCCTTTTTCCACTTTAACATTGTTTGGATCTTTAACATTTAAATTATATTGTAAAGAAGCTGCGTGTAATTCATCTTCTCCTATGTTAGGATCTTCGGTTACTCTTCTTTTAACTTTTGTCCAATCAATTAATTTACGAGGATAAACACCTGTTGTTACATCCTGATCTAAATCTAACATACGAAAAACTGATTCAGGATTAAAAGCAATATCAGCATCAATAAATAAAAGATGAGTATATTTTTTTTCATCCATAAATAATTGCACTAAAGTATTACGAGCCCGTGTTACTAATGATTCATTACCAATTGTACCAATTTGAATTTCTATTTTCTTTTGGGAAGCTAAAGCAATAAGTTGTAAACAACTTTTAAAATAATCTGCTGTAAGCATACCCCCATAACAAGGGGTACCTATGAAGATCTTATGTGACATCTTTATAAAATATGTTTAATGTAGATCTATTAGAGCTATCACCAAAAGATTGTAAATCTGAATGTGGTATTTTCATGCCATTAAAAAACAAAGCTCTATTTTCTACAAAACCTATGTGAGAAGATAATTGATTGTTATGCATAAACCCAGTGCCATTATTAAGGAGGGGTTCTCCCTTAACAAATAAAAGAAAGTTTGCAACATTTCCTTTGTCATCATCTGTATGAAACAAAGGCTCATCTTTATTCTGTCTATAATGAGCACTCACGGATATCGGCTCAAGNTTCCTGTGC